AAAGAAAATTAGCTTGTGCATCGGCATTCTCCTGTATAGCTTTTGCCTCTGAGGCTATTAATGTAAGGCTTTCATTACGTGTATTTATATTATTTTTAAGCTCTTCACCTAATCGTTTCTCGGCATCTTGTGCTGCTTCAGTATTCTCGGTAAGACTCTTCCTTGCAGCGTCCTCTCTTGCCTGGGCAGCATCAAGTTCCGCTGGGCGATTAACTTCTAATTTGTCTATCTCTTTCTTCAGGTCAAAGGCAACTTGCCTTGCTAGGCGGCCGACATTTCTTATCCTTTGCGAATCTATTTGCTCTGCTAACCCGGAATCTTGCAATGCAAAAATGTCATTTATCTTCTGCTCTATAAGGTCCAAATCCCTAACTGGGTTGGCTAATGCATGTTGTAGATCTACCCCAGCAGTTTTTAATTCCTCAAAAAATAGTTTTTCTTTCCCTCCTCGGGTAAGGAACGGGTCTCTTAAAGCTGCCTGAAAAGCCAGATCCCCTACTGTTGCCCTGTCTTCCTCAATCTTTCGTAACCTACTGATTGCGGCAGATCGTTTCCCTATCCCTCCCAAATGGATTCTAGTAATAGCGTCTTGAGCTTTCTTGAATGAAGCTACCCTATCCGCATTATTCTTTAGAGATGCCTTCGATGCATCGGCAAAAGCCTCAGTAGCTGATTTAACAAAACTTGCATTTAGCTCAAGTAGTGACCTATTTGCTATCTCTGAATTTTTAGCTATCTCATTATACGTGGTAGCCGCAGCTATTGCGACTGCTGCAAAAATAAATACCGTTCCCCCTAGAGTCCCGGCCAATATGCCGACTGCTGCCGATAAAGAACCTGCAGCTATAACTGCCCCTATTATAAGCTCTACCATAATTGCAAGTTGTGGGATAATAAATATTAACCCTAATACGCCGAAAGCTACAGCTAATGTTGCTAAGGCTTTCGTTAATTTGGCGGCACTTACTACTGCTGTTTCAAAAACGTTACTGATGCCTCCAAGAGAATCAGAGATAGCTGAAAGGTCGTCAATCATTTTTCCGCCGACTTCAAGAGTCAGGAAATTAGATATTCTTTGAACTTCTCTCTGCAAATTAAATCCAGCAGATTCTGTTGCAATTTCTAATGCTTTACCTGCACTGGTAGAAGCATCTTCCATCTCAACGATAGCTTCTTTTAAGCCTTCAAGATCGCTTAAGATGCCGGCAGCACCAACGGCAGGTCTGATCCTGTTGAAAGCCTCAGCGACGCCCTCTAATTCATCATTACCATCTGCTAAAGACTCTCTTAATTTTTCAAAAATACCTATGAAACCGAAAGTTGCAGCAGCGGCTTTACCTGTCGGGACACCCCACTCATCAAACAGTTCCTTCATTTTCTCTGAAGGACGGATTAACTTTAACATAATACCGCGAAGTTGAGTCAGTGCTTCGTTAGGTCTTAACCCAGCAAGAGTAAGCTTAGCAAATGTTGCTGTAATCTCCTCCAATGAGATATCCATCTGCCCGGCTAATACAGTTAGTCTACCGATAGTATTAGAAAAGTCTCCGAGTCTTACTCTACCTTGCTCCTGTGTCTTAAATAGTATGGCAGTTACTCTCGTTGCGTCTTCCGCTGCAAGACCGTAAGAATTTAATATAGCGGTCAAAGCTTGTACAGACTGTTCAGTTGTGGAAGCTGTAATCTGTGCCAACTGTAGTGCATCAGTCATGAAGTTAACAGCTTCAGCACCTTCAGCTATCTGATTCGATAGTGCTTGATAGAGACCTTCGGTAACATCTAAAGGTGCTCTATTGAATTCATCAGAGAGGTCTTTTACCGCATCCGCCCAAACTGAAAAGCTTAATTGGTTGTTTTGGGAGATAGTACGTATTTCACTAATTTTAATTTGGAACTCAGCAGCCTCTTGTGCGGCTTGCCTTACAGTCCGAGTAAATATCCCTATACCCCTAGATAGCGATGAACCGACTACAATCCTGACAATACTCTTCCAAGATATTAGCAGCCCTTTAGATGAGTCAGCAGCTCGCCTAGTCTCATTATTAAATCTCTTTGTTTCATGCCTTGCTCTACGTGTAGCTTTCTCTATTTGCTTTGTACGCCCAAGATACTTGTCAAGACTGGAAGAATCGACTTTGCCTAACTTGCCGATACCCGAGACACCTTTGCCTGAAGAAAGGGCAAACTGTTTTTGCCTCTTAACAGCGATGCCTAGTTGCTGATTAACACTTCTTAACTCGACCTTGTACTTTTTTAACCCGCTAGAAGATATTTGTTTTGCGGCCTTAGCCGATTTACTTACCGTTTTATTGAGGCTTTGCTGGGCAACATCTAACGAAGATATAAGTGCAGACATTTCCTTAATCTGTTTTTGGCCAGTTATGACCCACTGCAAGATAGTTTTTTCTATTTGATTTGCCATCAGCCTACCTTCAATTTTGTAACTTTAACGGAGTTCATCAAACTGGGCAGTCTCTTAGGTACTTCAATCAAAATGTGTTTTCTCCAGGCAACAACAGCCTTTATATTATATCTCCACGGGGGATTACTAGGTAGTATGAACCCGGGCGGTTGCGAATTCTGTTCATTGTACGCGACATAACCGAGATTATTTGTATATTCAAAAGTGTTTACTATATCATTACCTCTTCTTACAGAAGAAAATTGTGCTTGTGCATATTTTTCTCCGGCAGAAAACCCTGCTGTGAAAGTCTTCCCTCTATAGGTAATCTTTTTCTTTTTCTTAGCTCTTCGTAAGACGCCTTTGGCTCCTGCGGGACCAAATTTTGATAGTGAGACTTTTACTTGCCTGGCAACTGGCTTCAATGTTCCTCTAGCTGTACCTGTATAAGTCGGAATATAGGTCAAAACGACCTTGAGCCATCTGGCTACAGCTTTCTTATTTTCTTCAACCGCAACTTTTAAGGCCGCTGCGAAAAGCTTTTCTGAGTTGACCTTAAATAGTGCAACTTGTCCCTTCACTTTTATTCCTGGTTGAACCATTAGACACCTATAATTTTAGGGACATCCTCTAATTGACGTACTTGTTCATATGCTAGTAACGAGGCACTAGCCCAAGGGTTATTGTCTTCAAATTTAATTTCAATACCCGGGGGCAATATACCGAAACGCTCACATGCTCTCCAGATTAAATAATCTAATGTCCTGCCACCTGGAAGAACTAACTTGTGCTTCCCTGCTGACCAAGTAAAAAACGTTCTCTGGCCTCTTCAATCATACCTTCATCTAAGGAATTCGCTCTCATCACTCCTTGCCGTATTCTACCGATTTCTAATTCGGAGAAGTCGGCTTCTTTTAATTCTTTGGTAACATTTTTCCAAGTAGAAGGGTCATCCATTTGCACCTTTTCCCATTCCAGATCCGGCGTAGCCATTAACGATGCAGCAATTAAATACTCCGTTCTCTGCTCATTAAAAGTTTCGATTGCCTCCAGATATTTTTTATCTTGAAGGTTCTCAACTTTAACACCGCCAGGCTTAAATTTAATTGGCGGTTTTGGCGGGGCAAGAAACTTTTCAAACTCCTCCCAATCCTGTATAGCTTCAGCAATAAATATTATATCGCCATCTTTCCTAGGGATGGGGATAATTTCCTGATTCCTACCTTTTACTGTCTTGCCTTTATACTTCATTTTATCTCCTGTACGTTCTCCTTGGGTGGCACCTTAACCAATAAGTGAGTTAAGGACTCTATTACTGCTGGCTTCTCTCCGATTACATCTACCTGTAGTATTAAATGTACCGGCATCGAGGTCATGGTCGATAGTCTCGTAATAAAATTCTTCAAACATAAGAATTTCGTCTTCAGTGTTTGAACATCCTGGGACGTTCCATAATTCAATATCGACGCAATAAGGTTGACAAGTATCGTCTGCCGTAGTTACCCAGGCAGCAGCTTGTCCGCGTTGCTTTACAACATCCTCAAGACTCATTAACTCCCCTGAAACAGTTTCAATGAATTCCCAGGTAGAGTCGATAGTTAAATCTAAAGGCTCTTCATCCGCTTCACGTACGGTGTCTAGGGCACCTCTATCCCTAGTAAATTCAACATTACGATGTTCCGCGTACGTCAAATTGCCTTCACCAATTTTAATAGAAACACTTTGCTGCCCATCTAATGTTGCTTCAACTTGAGCTTCAACTATACCTGTACCAGCGGTTTCTAGTGCCACTGTTACAAGAGCACTTGCATCGGAATCGGCATCAATAACACCTTTGACCAATACAGCGGTCGAGGTAATTGCACTAGCGGAAACAGCAAGAGTAACAGTAATCTTTCTGCCGACAACAGCAACAGAAAGTACCCCAGTAGCTGTACCTGGGTCTAGCAATTCGATGCTAATTTTATCGCTTCCAATATGTTTGCTTATGGCGGTAACCACTAAGTCAGAATCGGAAGGACCACTTTCAAGAGTAACAGTACCTAACGTACCGTCAAAGGCAGTTATTACTGTTTCCTTAATATCAATTTGAGCCATATTATTGGCCTCCTACAAACCAAGTTCCAAACGGTAATGTCCTTCGATAGTAGATTGGACAATTTTCGTGTCCGATCTAACTATGCCGAAGTACCCTACACTAACACCTTGGCTCCTTCCAATCAAACGGAAACAACCAAGTAAAGAGCTATCATCAAGCGGCCCATCCCCGTACTTATATACGGGGATTTGATTAGTAAAAGCTGCTGTAAAAGTGCCGACCATAACTTGAGCCCTATAGAATCTTCGAGGGTCAAGGTGTGTTTGGCAAAGAATATTTATTTCTATATCTAAATAATACAGACCTCTTTGCGGGTTTGAAATAAATGGGCCGTCTACCCTTAATTCCGCAAACTCCGCTTCATCTTGTTGCGTTCTTATATCGCCCTCAACATACAATTCGTAACTACTTTTTTTAGTATCAAAAAACTTATTTATTGACGCATAGCTCCATCTAACCCAATCAGGGTGCATTCCGTCAGTAATAAGATCAACGTCGACATTACTGTTTAATACTAAGTTGTCGCTTGTTGATGGGCGTTGTACTATTGCCATCATGGAACCTCATACAGTGTTTGCGAAAGGTCTAATGAGGATGAAATACTTTGAACTAAATTACTTACAATTTCTTGCGAAGCGGAATCGCTTAATTCTAAGATAGAAACAGGTTTCTGTATCTGTGTTTTCAGCGAACCGCGTAGCTGTCTTGCAAGCATTTGGAAAGTGTAATTTTCACCATACTCCAGGACCTCTTTAATTTCATACTTGTTACCATCCAAGATGAAGTAGTCATCCACCGCTGGGTTGAACCCCAGCGGTAGATCACTTACATCGAGAAGAACTCTTCTATCTTGCGGGTCAAAGAACCCGCCTTCAGTAAAGTCCTTATTCGCAGAAATATACGCTAAGTCGTAGACAAAACTTCTAAATTCTCTAGCACGTAATACTACCGCTTTAGCTATAGGGATACACGTATGGGTAGTGGCAAAGACGCCACTCTCCAAATCCGTCGAATGCGAGTTAATTTTATAATACTCTATCGGTACGCCGAAGGATCTCTTCAGCTTATAAATAGCATTCTTCATGAACTTTAATTTAGTTTGCATTTGTCTACCATTAAGGCTTAGCCGATCATGACGGCACCAAGATCAGTATCTAGTACCTTCACGCCACACAGAACATCAACGGTAACCAAGACGCCTTGAGTGTTACCATTGTACGTAATGGTAACACGTACGCCAACGCCATTCGCATCAGCGATCGACGATAAAGCCAAGCCAGCGGGGGCCGGAGCTAAAGGCCGACTAATGAGAGCCAAAGCGTTACGGTGGAACGCGAAGTTATGTTGAGCAGGCGGACCAAGATGAATCTCATCATTGTTTTCAGCAATAACTTCGAGAGGCCGATTAAGTGTAATACCAGTAGTATCCCCAGCCGTCTCCGTAGTACTGATAATGGAGTAAATACCGGTCCTAATAGTATTAGGTGTGCCAGGATCTGCGAACGAGCAGAGAGTTCCAGCAGGGATAATCCCCGTGTAACCGTCAATAACAAGTTCCTTACCGTAACCTGCGGCATAATTACCTGTATCATTAACGAGACACTCACCACCGATAGTAACATCTGCACCATCAATTACGGCGGACCGTAACCCAGGAGCAATAGTTACATCAATGTCTTGAGTAGTTAAGGTACCAAGAGCAGTAACTTGGTGTAAAACGCCACCTATGCTAATCCAGTGACCGACCTTTAACGAAGATCCGGCAACGTCTACATGTACAACAGTGGTACCAATTGGGTAACCAGCAGTTAAGTCGACTTCAGGGGTATTAGCGTTAATAGCTACCCCAATAGTTGACGAAGCATTTTGACACATAAACATCTCAAACTGGAATTTCTTACCAAGAGATGCTTCACGCAGCGCAGTACCTTCATCACCAACTTTGTCGGCATCATGGAAAGTACTGACCTGCAAAGCGACAGCTTCCGAGTCAGGCGTAAGAATCATATTACGCCCTTCAACGTGCGCTTTATTGATATTCATACGCTTACGAGTATCAACAATCTCGGCAATAATATTACCTGTCGTCAGACCATTACGTAGACCCTCTTGATTTAGATAAAAACTGTGGGCTTGCCCAAGCAGAATCTGGTCAATAGCTTTAGCGATAGACTTAACAGCGGGCTCTAAGTACTCGACAGTAAGCTGCTTGAACGACTTAGATTCCTCGCCATCCTTAATAGTAAAGGAGGTGTGGAAGTGTTGGTCAAGCTTAACTTCGATGTCAGTTGCGCTGGCATCTTGGATAGTAACGCTATCCGCGTTAGTTTTCCGTGCGGCCGTAAATTCAGCCGGCTTACGAGTGTGGACAATATCGCCAAATTTAGCAACTTCATTACTGAAATCGGTATGGACAAGATTGGCGATCACCATGTTTTCCATAAGAATGGCGACACTTTCCTGAGCCCATAGCTCAGGAATGTAAGCATCGGTATCGTTAGCGAAAACAGTACGGAAGGGTTTGGACACAAAATTCGTCATCTTTCACCTCAATTTGGTAATGTCAAGATCAGGGTTTTCCTTACGCCACTTTCTGTACGCCACAGGGTCTTTGAGCAACTCCATCAACTTAGGCTGCGTCATTGCCCCGCCATCAGCATTATTTGACTCACCAAGCCCACCATTATTATTGCCTTTGAATAGGTTACCGTAAAGTGCCGGTAACTCCTTCATACGCTTAATGGCTTCACTTGGTACTAGATCCAAAGTAATCGGATTACCTTCAGAATCATGATCGTTAAATTTAACGATAGTTCTATACTGGCCGGTACCGTGACCTACAGAGTCAGTTTCCTCAACAAGTTGAGTAGTTTGCCCGAGCATTAAAACAATCTGTGATGGTTGGACAGCTTCACCTTCAACAGCAGCGTCAAGTAATGATCGTTGCGTAGTTGAAGAAGCGAATCTACTTTGCCATGCAGTTGCCTCGCCCGTTAGTTTCTCGATCTCCGTTGCATGCGCTGTAGCTGATTTATCAGCCTCACGTTTTGCCAGCTCCTCCTTACTCATAAATTGAGTTTGGAGTTCCTCAATTCTTTCCTCAAGCTCTTCACGTGCTTGAGTAGACATCTTAGATTGCTCACCTAATGTTTGTAACTGGGTGACAAGCTCAGTATTCCTCAGTGTGAGTTTCTTTCTGTTGGCAGACATCATTCCATTTAGCTCATCTTGCAATCCGTGCTTCTCAACAAAACTGCTGATGGTGAGTGTTTCACCGCTACCACCATCGCCTTCACCCGCACCGTCGCCACCGCCTTCACCCGTCCCGTCACCACTATCGTCGTAGACAGACTTGAAGTAGTTACTTACCCACGGCGACTCTTTCAAAATAAACATTACAGCATCTCCTTAGGAAACCCTACTGATCCTCATTAGTGTCGGATCACGCAAGTACGGAAGTAATAGTTCCCAAGCTTCAGAACTTGGAATGCCCGCTCTTTTGTGTTCATTGACATAGTGTGCGTCGTAGGTTGTTCGCACACCTGAGTACGCTTCGGATAAAACCCCTAACGTTTCGACTTCTTGCTCCTGATCGTAACCGTCTAAAAGTGTTAAGACGATTTCGTAAGCAGCTCTCTCAATTGCAGTAGGGACTACAGTATCATTACAACGCGGAAACTGTAGCTCCTGATCTGCATCAGCTTTTGAACCTGCGATATTTAACTTATCAATAGCTGCGGTGGCCATTGTCAGTGCAGCGACTCTGTCTTCAAGTACAGAACGCTCCCAGATAGCCGTATTAAGGCGTGTGGAATAGTATGTCCCGGCACCATCAATAGTTCCGTAGTAAGCCATTTGTCTACCCCAGGTTACAGATACCCAAACTTAGTCATAACTTCTTCATGATCGCCACAAATAGTCTTTACTTGCTCAGGTGTCAAAACTTCTTTCCACTGTTCACTAGTACCTTTTCTGAAGAACTTGTTACTACTGTCGTTCTCCCGGAACCCACCATCATCTTCAAGCTTCTGTAGGTTCTTAAATTTAGTCTGTTCCAGTGCAAAGTCAAACTTATCCTTCTCTATATCTTTGAAGCCCAATCCGTTCAGGGCATTAGTGAAACTGGTCACTGGGTCAGTTAACATATCTTCGTACCGTAAAACGGTCACTGGTATGTCTTTATTATCTTTTGTCCAGGTATTAACATGGAATGACCATGTCCCCAACAAGTGCATTAAGTTAGTGCCCTTATGAACATTAGCATGTTGCATATCTCCCATCGCAGCGATAGTTCTATCCAAGTCCATATTAAGATGACTTGCATAACTTATCGCAATGTCCCTGGGATCACGTACTATATAAATACTTCCGGCAGAAAGGGTAGGTGGCATCATTACTATGCCATCAATAGTAACTTTTGCATGATGTGTTTTCATGCAAACGTGTTTCGCGGCAGCTAAATTTAATGCCATTAAAAGGGCGGCAGGTCTAATAAAGACTTGCTCTTGTATTGATAACCTGTCCACTGGTCTGCATGTGCAAGCTTGGTAGTGTCCCTGATACTGATCTCCAACAGCATACTGGAACCCGCTATTTATGTCCACCGGAAAACCAGACACATAGGCATTTACAAACATTCTTACCCAGGTGTTACCGGACTTCGGGTAACTAGCTATCCACCAAATTTTCCTTTCTTCAACGTCGTACTCAATCTTGGATGTTGTTTTTGTCATTATTAGGCAAACGTAATAGTGATGGCTCCCGCTGCAAACTCAGCAGTATCACCGTCAGCAATAGTTCTGTTTACGTCGACAACAGAGTGGAACAACATGTTCCCGGTGTCGTAAGTAGCATTATCAACAATAGCCATTGCTAAAACTGTCCCCCAAGAGCCAGTTGCAGCAGGGAAAGTAATTGCAGCAGTGTTTGCTGTCACCCCATTACCGCCCGCTGGTGCATCCCAATTGGCATCTAATGGGTTTCTTGCAACTCTCGCATAAGCATTAGCATTTGTGACTTCCACGCCTGTGCCAGTAGAGAATTGACCGGTATCGCCATCAATAGCGGCAGTAGTTAGCAGTGCTATCGCTAGGACACTGGGTTTTGACCACGAACTGGTACGGAAGATATGGTCAATAAGACTATCTTCCATATAATCTGACATTTCAGACATTGTTAATCTCCGTTATCCCTTGTTTGTGTGCCCTAATGTACTGCTCAACAGGTACACCCTGTACCCATACAATAACCGGGTCCACTGTTGCATCCACGTAACATGTATCTTTATCTCCAACTGGTGCAGATATGAGAATACTTGCGTGTGCTAATCTTAGCACTTCGGAGTCATGTATCTCTTGCTCATCAAGTTCAACACCGTGAATCTCACGTTCACCATTTGCAAAGAATGTGACTTTTCTTCTTAGCAACTGCCTAGTCGCAATTACTTTCCTTTTATCCCCCTCAGAAACACCAACCCTGTGCTTCATCTTTTTTAGTAAAAAGGAGGAAGGTTTCAAGTTAGCTTTTAATAGTATCTTAGCCATTTAGTTTTACCCCTTCAAACTCAAGATTGACATCTGTTCTCGCTCCACCTGGATGAGCACGTCTGGTTTGTACAAAATCTATCGGGTTAGTAATAAGTTTGACTTTCCACACTTCGCCTTTCCAATTCAATAATTTTATATCGGCACCATTGTAGGCGTTAAAGAAAGCTTCTAACTCAAGTGCTTTACCTCTGTTAAGCGTAAAGGTATAAGCTAATCTCCTGCTCTTAGAGGATTTTACATATGTATAAGCAGTATTGTCCATACTCCTACGCAGCGTTAAGTTTGATACCAAGCTTTCATTGTCATCAAGTATCGGATTGGGCACCACAACACTGGTTCTTATGAGTTCAAACGGCGCTTGAAACAGTACGTATTTTTTACTCTCTAATACTACTGCAAAAGCATTATCGTAAAAGTTGAGATTCGATTCAACGCTCCTGTTTTGTATCTCATCAACCGTAGCAGTATCAGTTAATACTAGTGTACTCTCGAGAGTAAAGTTATAGATGTTATTAGTAGTAACAGCACTATCTGTTAAAGTTAATATGTTAGAGGCTAGTCCCTCAATGAATGCAATCTCTACTGTCGCAGTATGTGTTAACACTAAAAAGCTTGAAGCTAATCTATATTCGGCTACACTCTGTGTTAATGTTAAAGTACTTGAAGCCGGTTCTGTAGGAAGTACGCGTATAACATCAACACTGTCAGTAAATAATAAAGTGTTTTCAGCACTAAGGAAGCGTTGCCCAAATGTTAAAATTAGCTCCTGCGTAAATAATAAGTTGCTCTCTACACTCCTATTCAATACAAGTTCAGGGAGTGCCTCCTGTACTAACTCAAGTGTGTTACCTGCCCTCCAAGGTACATTTATATCGGCATCAACCGTTGCTGTGCCATCTATAGCAGCAGTTAAGTATTGCGTATTAAGCCTTAAATCTGCCGCTATACTGACTGAAGCAGTTATGTCAGATGCAAGTCTGACTTTTATATCAGCACCTGCTGTAACATCTGCTTCAGCAGTTAATGCTACTCCTAATTGCCAAACACCCGTTAAGTTAGCAGCAACATCTGCTGTACCAGTTATGTCAACGACGAGCGGTGGGTTCTTTAAGGCCCCTGCCAGTTGCCCACTTGCAACTACACTCGCTGTAAGTAATTGTGTTCCAGGTGCAGATATTCTAGTTAAAGCTGCACCTACATTGGTTGAAGCAGTAATAGCCGCTATAAGCCGATTTATATTATTTACATTTGCATCGACACTGACTGAAGCAGTAATAGTTGCCACTAATTGGTGTATAACACCTGTAGATTCAGAATATAGCGTTTCAACAATATATTGTGTAATTCTAGCAGCGGGCGTGTAGGTTGCTAAAATC